GTTTACCAAATCGTTAGGCGGCTTATACTTTAGTATAAGCCTTTTAAAATGAATAAAAATACTTTTAATCAATTTGAAACTTTATTTACCAAGAATTATATCGATCGAAATATCGTCGAGGCAAATTCAAGGTTAAATTTAAGATATAATAATCAAATACAATTACCTTATAATTTATCTGAAGAAGAACTTAATATATTGAGTTCTTACTTAAGTAAACCTGTTACCATGAATAATTGTTTTGATTCTTCACATCCAATTGGTTCGAGTTTTAATTATCTCGCCAATATGTGGGCATATGAAGAAGCATCAAATTATAAAACCTTTATTGATATTGGTAGTGATGTGCATGATTCCAACGTTCATTGCTGTCTTTTTATTGATACTGAAAGAGATGCTTTTCGTTATTTATCCAAAAATAATAATAATTCACTTGTTAATAAGATCACAAGAAAAATATTGGGTTCTCAAAATAATATTTATACATGTGTTAATGGCGTGCAAAATTGTGATTATAGAGCTCAATGTGCTGTTTCCGTAAATAGTCTTTATGACATTTCTTTTGAGGAACTTGAACAAACATTTGTTAAACATCAACTTGATGTGATAATTGCATATATGTATTTACCACTTGAGCTTGTTGATTTTGATTGTTCATCCATAACTGAAAATAAATTTTATAAATGCTCAAAAGTTTTGAATGGGAATGGTGTAGACCGTTTTGATGATAAAAATTTTGATATGCTTTTTGGCTTTAAAAATGATTATTCTTTCATGTATAAACACAATCTCGCTTCGTGGAAGAAATTCTTAACATATACTTTAATATGTTGTACTGGTTTTAATATTGTAATTGAAATCAATAGATCATATGGACCTTTTCACAAATTGTATTTGAGGAAAGTACCAATTTATATGGATAAACCCATATATCATACAATACCCTTAGGTCAAAATTGTAATACCTATGTCAAAATACCCAATATGCGTTTTGTCATTCAAAATAACTTTGACGTTAAAATTAAAGAAATACCATGTATTGTTATGCCAAAACATATTGCTTCATCTACTTTAAAATTTATATGTAGAGGTCCTGATACCAACTTTTCATTTGAACGGGCCGCAACATATTTTCATGGAATGAGTAGTCGTATTATTATTGGCAACACTGTTGTTCATAATGATTTTGATTTATCGATAGTTGATTATGATGATGCTATATTATCTTTGATATTGCTCGGTGCAGCTTCACGTTTAAGAAGAACAAAAACGTACTCTAAATATATTAAAAACATTGATAATAAGTTTGAATTTGGATATCAACATGGCTGGTTAATGTCACAATTCCATATATTAAAAGATCACTTGAAAGATCATATACGTGATTTAAAATCATGGATATTTGAAGGTGGTCCTTTTAATATAGAAAGGACGATCTTTAATCAAATGGAATCTTATGATCATATGATGATTAATTTAATGGAATTTCAAGATTTGATAGTATGCGATAAATATTTTTGTGATAAAAACAAACATAAAAGTAAAGAATTTAACATCGTCTTCCCCGAAGAAAATGATGAAATGCATTCATGTCTTGAGACGGTTCTCGATGATGAAGATCAATCTCATATAGAGTCTGCAAAACATCTCAAGCAATTGTTGATACGTGATGTAGTTAATAAACAGGAAATTATTATCGGGGAAGAAATTTGTAAAAGGACTGAAGATGAGGAATTAGATGAGATGATAGATGATACTAATTTACAAAATGAGATATTGGAAGTGGATGTATCCATTTCTGATTATCTTTATGATATGATTGCTAATTCAACTGTTAAATACATTATTTCGAGGGAATATATTCCTGAAAACACTTCGTTTACAGTTTCTTCATCTGCGTACAATATGCGTCTTAATGTTTTGAACATCAAAACATATGATAATTTATATAATTTATTTCAAGATTGTTATTATAAGAACATTGATAATTCCTATACTGATTTAAATGAAGCCGTCATTGGTACTTTAAATCATTATGATTTAAATAATTCTAAATTATTTTATTTGATACAAATCAATAATAACCCTACCATATATTACACTTATGAGAGAAATTTTAATTTTGAATCTGAAAAACTAAATATTTTAAATAAAAATTATAATTTCGATGAATTTATTTCATTACGTGATCAGGTTGCTTCTATTGATTTATCTTTTGATGTTATTAAGAGTAAATTTCCATCAACCGCGATTATTAATCGTGATTTCTCATTTCAACGTGCACGTGCTAAAATTCATGATATAATCAAATCCAATTCTATTAAAACCATAAATGTTTTGGATTTTGGTTGTGCGCCTGGTACATTTTCTTTTATAATTAAAAATATGACCGGTTTCCATTATAATGGTCATGCCCACTTAGAGCTCAAATATGGTAACAACTATAAACGAATCGTTAACTTTGATGACAACACTCTCGATTCCGTTTTGCAATTTGATACACAAAAATATGCAACTATACTGTCTGATACCAAGTCACCTGTAGATAACAGTAAGGTGATTGTTAACAATACTAAAATTTTGAACTCATTATCAATAGGTGGAACTTTTATATATAAAACTTTTTGTCATTTGTTTCAAGAACAAAATTTTTTCAATCTTTTTGAATCAATTAAAATATATAGATCAAAATTTTCATTTGAACTAAATGATGAAATTTACGTTATTTGTCGTAATTATGACCCTAAAAACCAATACACACATAATATGCTTAATATTTCTATTGATTTTATAATGCAATCAATCATCAGTAACTTTAAATTTTTCTTACAATCAAATACAACTCGTTTTTTTACTGATGATTTAATTAAACATAATTCAGTAGATCAAACAATCAGAATAACAAGTAAAACTGCGGAAAAATTCTTATCAACTTTAAATTGCGATGGTGATTATGCTAAATTAAATGAAGAAGTCGCAATTAAAATAGCCAACTTTGTTGATGGAAACGATATAGATTTTAATTTTTCTATCTTTTCTGAAGTTGGTGGAAGCGGTAAAAGTTATGATATTATAAACAACATTAAAAAGAATAAGAATTCAATTATAATTGTACCAACCCGTAAATTAAAATTGTCATACACTGATAAAGGTGTAAGAAATGTTTATACGTATAATACTGTTTTTAAAACAAGCAATACTATCCAACATGTTTATGTTGATGAGTGTTTTCAATTTGCACTTGGTTATTATTATTTTATTTCTAAATATTTTGATAAAGCCAAATTTTATCTTTATGGTGACCCCAAACAAATTAAAGTAGTTGATTTTGATAAAGTAGGTTTGAATGATAATGATCTGTTACCGAATTATTCTCATACGTGCGATATATCTGCACGTTATCCTTCTGATGTTGCTGCTGCTTTAACAAAATATAGTTATTTTTCTAGAACTAATAATCCTATACGTAAATCACTTTTTAAATGGAAATCATGTTTTGAAAGTTTCGTAAACTATGTCAATGCTAATGATATATTGGTTATGTGCGCCTTACAAGATACTAAAAAATATCTTTCTGATAAAATTAAAAATGTCGCAACAATTCATGAAGCAGAAGGTTATACAGCTTCCACCACTGCAATGTATCTGGATTATAATGATGATAAATTATTATCTAAGAATGAATATATAGTTGTCGTATTAACTAGACATACTAATCAACTTATCACCTATGGCGAATGTAATTCACTAAAACTTAGTGAGTTAATGTATTATGGTTCAGCTGCAGAAATAAATTTAAATATTATAGGTGCTCCTATCGTTGATAATCATGTTTATAAAGAAGCTGAAATTAAACCTCAAACACTTTCGCTTAATGCTATCTTAGATAATACCAAAAAGAGCGATGTTGGCACTGTTATAGGAGTCTTGGATAAATTTGTTAATGCATTTGGTATGAATTATTGTTTTAATGCAGTTAACTCTCGTGACGTAGATGGTGTTGTGCAAGGCTCTGCTAATGTCAACCCTGATGTTTTTGGAAAAACAGAACAAATAAAATCCGGTTTTAGTTTTTGTGATAGTGGGCTTGCTAAAGTTTATGATAGTGCTGATAAATTGAATACCGTTAAAACCATAGTTTCTAGATATGGTAAACAATCACCTACTTTTAATCAAGATCAAATTAATGAATTACTTAAACATCAAATAAAAGGATTCAATAAATGGTTAATTAAGGATATTGAATCTGTGGAAGCTAAAGCAATTTTACAACCATCACCTGAAGAAATCACAAATTATTTTAAAGAATATTGTGAAAGTTTTCAAAAGAAAAAGAATTTTAATTTTGAAAAACTGGATATCACGTTTGATGAAACCTTTACCACCACAGGTCTTAAAGCTATAGATTTCTTCATGAAGAAACAAGATAAATTTAAAGCTGCTCAAGATTTTTTTGAAAGTGCTAAAGCTGGTCAAGGTGTGAATGCTTGGAATAAAATGTTGAATATAATATATTGTTGTTATGCCCGTGCCTTTGCTGCCAATATTAAATTATTATTGAAACGAAATGTAATATTATGTAATGATGAATCAGATGATAAATTTGGACGAGCTTTTGCTCAAGCTATTACTGAAGATCGTAATAAAAATTATAATTTACAATTTCTCGAAAACGATTTTACTGAATTTGATACTAGCAATTCAGAAGCAACTATTAATTTTGACTGCTTTTTATTAACTACAATGGGTGTTAATCCAATATTTGTTCAATTTTATAGGGAACATAGATCATGGTGGAAAACATCAATGCCATCCACAATTTCATTTAAAGGATTTTGGAAAAAGCATAGTGGTGAACCTTTCACGCTAATATTTAACACTTGTAACAATATGAGTGTATCTGGACTTCTTATTAATTTCGAAAGATTAACGATTGCCGGCTTTAAAGGTGATGATGATGCGATTATTGGTGTCGAAATAACACAAGACACCGAAGGTCGTAAGTTGATAGATCGCCTCGGATTTAAAACAAAACTTTTTATTAGAGATGTTATTGAATTTATAGGTTATGTAGTTACTGATAAAGGTTTTTACCCTGACATGATTAGACGTGTGTGTAAAACACTTACAAAAGTTTTTAGAGATAAGGAAAGTTTTATTGAATATCAAAAAGCTATGATAGATTATGTTCAATTAATTAGGAATGGTGGTATTGACCTTCAGTTAACTGGTCGTACCGCCTTATGTGCTTATTATAACGCAAACTTAAAAGAAATTAATTCAAATATCGATTCTTTAAATTATTTAACAATTCAAGATATTGAAATTCTTGAAACTTTTTATTATAATGCATCACATTTTACTTATGATGAATTAATTTCATATAATAAGTATAGTATATATGTATAATTTCTTTTTCAAATAAATAATTTTGATTTTATATTTATATATTCTATTAGTTTATATTCTTCCTTAATTTTAAATTTTATTTTAATTTTATTATCTTCTTTTATTTTATCTATTATGGATTCTAAATCTAAAGGTGTAGAGAAAACATCAGACGCTCAGCGTCGTAACCCTGAAGAAGCAGTTATGTCTAAAAATGATCATTCAATGCAACTTCTATCTGGTGGTGAATTAACTATTGAAAATGTCAATGCAGTGAAAACTAACACTAACCGTTTTCAAACCGACCCAAACGCTTCTGTCACTGCATTTACCGCTAATGATTTAATTAAATTTTTAAGATATCCAACTGTTATGTATCGTGGTGTAATCAACTCTTCTACACAACCCGGTGCAACTTTATATGCTTCAGCTGTATCACCAACTCTTTTAAAATCTACATCATTAACTAGAATTGCAAATTTTGCTACCAACTTTCGTCAATGGTCTGGCGCTATGACCGCTCGTATAATATTTACAAAACCGATTTTTATACAAACTAAAGTTATAGCTGCGTTTATACCTGGTGCATCTGCAGATTCTGCAGATTCAATAACGATTGATGATATGTATGGTGCACAATACCACTCTGTCATGAATCCTGACAATGATAATGAATTATCTTTTCATATTCCTTTCATAACTGGTCTAAATTGGTTAAACATGAATGAATCAACTGGTATTTTTCTCGTTAAACTTTTCCAACCTTTGGTATCTTCACAACCTACTGGTACACCTAATGCTGAAATTCCATTTACAATTACTATCTCATCAACTACAGCTGATAATGATATGATTCCTTTAACTTTCCGTTTTCTTGTTGCCCCTTATTATCTTAACCCGGTTCTAGGCGCTGACATTAACAGTATTTTAGCTTCTGCCATTTCGCCCACTATACAAACTGGTGGCACAGGTCCCAATACTTATCAACCTGCCACTAAGGTTTATCGTTCTGCAGTTCTTCTACCTAAACAAATTTTTAAACAGATTATTACATCACCTGCTTATACTAACAAATTAAATACAGGTTATGGTCAAGGTTCTACAACATGCTTTAATGAGGCCAGTGCTTTATATGCGCTAGATAACTCTATGGAGTATACTTTAGATGGTAGTTATAATCCTGTTCCACTCCCTGATGTCACCATGACTTCATTGGGTGGCTGGCCTTATCAACTTGCCCCTATTGGTGGTGGTGTTTATCCATTAACTAACATCGGTAATGCTGCCCAATCTGGTTTGTATAATATCAAGTATTCTGAAACACCTGTTACCACTGGAACTACAGTTACTATTCTTTTTACACACGATTTTAATGATTCATTTGCATTAGGTACTGTTTATTACGCAAATCACTTCTCGTATATCGCTGCTACAACAGGCGGTACATTTCAATCTGAAGTTTTGCTTAAAAATGTTAACCTCACCGTTCGTGCTAATGGTTTATGTTTCTCATATCTCATAGTTGGACAAGTTGCAACAACGCTTAGTCCTCTTAGCACTGACTCTGTTATTTTACCTAATTCCAATTATTCACAAACACTTTGGACTGTTAAAGCATCAATTACTCTTGGTGATATAAATAGTTCTTTAACAAGACAACGCAATTTATTGAATAATTCTTCAATTTTTACAAGAAATGATTATACTCATGTTGTTTGTTATTCTTCTATGTCTTTTGCTGATACTGCTTCAACCATCGGTGGTGTTTCAAATGTAGAACAACTTGAATTCTTAAGATTTAATTCTATGGCTAATCAAATTGCTTGCGATGATATGCGTGCAATAACTGAAGTTCTCGATATTCAACCTGAAGCTGCAGGTTACGGTTTCAGATCTATATTATATGCCATTAAAACTGGTGCAGGAATAATTGCTTATGGTTCACGTCTTGTTGAAGAGGTCATTGATTGGGTGTTACCATTTTTAACCGTTAATGGCCAGAGGCTTGGTCCAAATGATATTGCTGTCTTTGATTTGTTGACTCAAGAAATGTATTATGATGGTGCTAGTCGTATATTACCAAATAGAGATTTTATTGGATATACTGAAGATCCCAACGCTATCATTATTTCACCTGCTATTTAAATCGAATTCGAATAAATATTTTAGATTTTATATTATTTTATTTAGTTTAGTTTTATCAATTGTAATGTCTTGCTTTCGTATGCCACCTATATCTGCTTTCTTTTGCGGAAAACCCAAAATTGGAAAATCATATTTAATGATTAAATTGTCATATGATATTAATGAAATATTGTTTAAAAAGAAGATCTACGCTGCCGCAATTACTCTTACAACTGAGCATTGGGATGGTTATCATAATGAACCAATTTTAATTTTTGATGATCATTATAAATGTCAAGATAATGAACAAAAAGTTGATGCTACAGCAGTTTTTAATGCTGTTTCATGTACTCCTTTTTATCCTCCTTATGCAAATCTTTCTGATAAAGGATTACCTTTTGACTCAAAAATTTTGCTTATAAATAGTAATTTTGGTTATCCACAAACAATTTTTCTACCTAGTGCTTTACATAGAAGACATAAACATCATTTTATATGTATACAAAATAAGCGTGGCGTTAATCCAAGTTTCGATCATCTTGAGTTTTACTACGCAAAAGAGATTATTAATCCATGGGGTGGTGTGTTTGTACATCCTTTCACATTGATCCATGATATCCCGTATTCTATTGAAGAGTTTAATTTATTCCCTTTCAAAAATCAATATCGTAAAGTTGATTATAATGAGATTATTAATATAATTATTAATGATTATAATTATGAATTTAAGATGTTTAGATTAGTATCAACTTTGGCTTCTTAGTCAATAAATAAATTTGAACTTATATATATTTTCTTTTACATTTTGTTCTGTTGAATTTCAATTGCACATTTATAAATGTCTTCAAATATTTCACTTAAATTAACTGACCTTAAAGGTCAAATCAATAACATTTGTCAAATCAGTAAATATCGACCCCCAGTTTTTCATTATGTTTGGTTTTATAATCAAAAGATTGCGGTCGTAAATATTGGTTCTGTTAATTTTGCCGCTCGCAATTGGAAAATTTCAGATGCTGATAAATCCATCAAGCTATATGAGCATGTTATTAAACTCTTGAATAACTCTGAGTTTATTAATTCGCATTCCACATTGCTTGCAGCTAACTTCTTCATTTTTGATTCTATTTACAATGACAATGATTCTATCTTACTTTCTGTTGGCAATACTTATACTGATTGCGTTACCGGAGAAGTTAAACCCATTACAACTGATTAAATGTTTTATTATTATTTTATTTCAAATTTCAGTTATTAGCATATATTATCTATGCGGACAAGGAAAAGTCTTAAAGGTGCGAAACCTACCCATGAGGTAAACCAAAAATTTATATTTAATGCTATTAGTTTAGTATTCAAACCCTATTAGATATGTAACAAAGTAG